GATATCGTGAACTGGTTCATCTCCATGCGGAGCATGGGATTCAAGATCAAACAGGTGGGCCATGACAGAAAGTTCGCCGGGGAGGAATATTTCCCGGCCATGAAGGCGGCGGGCTTCGCCATCATCGACGCGCCGCAGTATTACTATGTGAAGTCCCAGGGATTCCGGCACATCGAGAAGGCCGCGAAGGACGGGAAACTATACTATCTCCATTCTGAGGCATATGAATACTGTGTATCAAATGTCCGGGCGGTGGAGAAAACGGACGATGCTGTCCAGTACGAAAAAGTTCAGCCGGAACACAGAATAGATCTGTTTGACGCCTCAGTGTTTGCGTGCATGAGAATGTGCGAAGCGCAGGCGAAGAGCAAGAAAGCCGCGGCCTGGTGGGGCAGCGGAAACGAGGTTAAGAAATGACGAAACGAAGGAAGACGGCGCCGCTGGCGCGGGAAGAGCCGAAAATGCAGAAGCGGAGCCTGGTATGGCTGACGGATTCAGACGGATTCAAATCGCTGGAGTGCAGGGGATATACGTCGCTGGCGCACAATCCGGAAGTGGTGACGGCGGTGGATACCATCGCGCGCCTGGTAGGCGCCATGTCCATCCATCTGATGCAGAACACGGACCGCGGGGACGTGCGCGTCGTGAACGAGCTGTCCAGGGCCGTGGACATCAATCCGAATCAGTACATGACAAGGTCGAATTTTATCGCCTGGATCGTGAAAACGCTGTATCTGGACGGAGCCGGGAACACAGTCGTTTATCCGAAGACGTCACGCGGATATCTCCGGGAGCTGATCCCGATTCCGCCGGCCTATACGGCATTTATCCCGGACGGCCTCTGGAATTACAGCGTGATGATCGCCGGAGAGGAGTATAAGCCGGACCGGGTGCTGCATTTTGTGCTGAATCCGGGAAATTACTATCCGTGGAAGGGCGACGGCTACACGCTGGCGCTCTGGGATGTGGCGAACAATCTGAAACAGGCAGCGGCCACGGAAAAGGGATTCATGTCCAGCAAGTGGAAGCCTTCGCTGATCGTGAAGGTGGATGCATTGGTGGATGAATTCGCCAGCCCGGAAGGGCGCCAGAAACTCTTGGAATCCTACGCCATGAGCGGGGAAGCTGGGGAGCCGTGGCTGATCCCGGCGGAAGCCTTCGACGTCAAGGAAGTGAAACCGCTGACGCTGTCAGACCTGGCGCTGGCAGATTTCGTGAAGCTGGACAAGCAGACAGTGGCGTCCATCCTGGGCGTGCCGCCGTTTGTCCTGGGCGTCGGAGACTTCAAGCGCGACGCCTGGAACAGTTTCATAAACACGACGATAATGCCGCTGGCGCAGAACATCCAACAGGAGCTGACAAGAAAGCTACTGTATTCGCCGGATTATTATTTCCGGTTTAATGCAAGATCGCTTTATAACTATGATCTCAAAGATCTGGCGGGAGTCGCGGATGAACAGTATATCCGAGGCATCATGACGGGAAATGAGGTCCGGAGCTGGCTGGGACTGCCTCCGATGGACGGCCTGGACCAGCTTGTGATCCTGGAGAACTATCTGCCGATCGACAGATTAGGGGATCAGAAAAAATTAATTCAGAAAGGAGGTGGAGGCAATGATCAGTAAACGGACGGCAATGCTGCGCGATGCGGAATTTAAGACCAGAGAGGAAAACGGGTGCCGCTATATCGAGGGATATTTTGCGGTGTACGGATCCAAATACTGGCTCTGGGAGGACGCGGACGGCGGCGCCTATGAGACCATTGACCTGGGCGCTTTTGATCTGGAAGCGGACAAGGACGTCCGGGCATTAACGAATCATGATACAACGCTGGTCCTGGGCCGCACCACGGCGGGAACGCTTTCCCTCCGGACGGATGACCGGGGCCTGTGGGGAAGCATCGAAATCAACGAGGCAGATCAGGACGCGGTAAACACTTACGAACGCGTAAAACGCCGCGACGTCACGCAGTGTTCGTTTGGCTTTGATATCCTGGCGCAGTCCGTGGAATGCCAGGAAGGACAGCCGACGGTCTTTAGGATCCAGAAGGTCAAGCTTTACGAGGTATCTGTGTGTACTTTCCCGGCCTATGAGGACACGGGGATCGACGCGCGGAAGGCGGAGCTTAAGACCATCCGGCAGCGGCAGATCGAGGAGTGGCGCGAAGCGCTCATGAAAAAACTGAAAGGAGAATAAACCATGGCTTTGAAAGCAATTATGCTCAGGCATAAGATCGAGAAGCTTAAGAGTGATCTGGAAGCGCTCCGCGCAAAGGACACGGAGATCCAGACCAGAGAGGCGGAGCTGGAGGCGGCAATCGCTGAGATCGAGACCGACGAACAGCACGAAACCGTAGAAAAGGACGTGGAAGCCTTCGAGGCAGAGAAGGCGGAGCACGAGGAGAAGAAGGCCGGTCTCACCCAGGAGATCGCGGACCTTGAGAACGAGCTGGCGGAGGAGGAGCGGAAGATCCCGCAGCCGAAGACTCCGGAGAAAAAGAAAGAGAGGGGAATAAACACTATGGAGAAGATCAACATCAGAAGCCTGCCGATGTCTCAGCGCGCATTTGACGCGCTGCCGATGGAGCAGAGAAATGTCATCCTGGCAGATGAGTCCGTGAAGAGCTTCCTGACCGAACTGCGCGCCATGAAGGGACAGACCAGAGCGATCAGCGGCGGAGAGCTGACGATCCCGGTGTATTTCCTTGATCTGATCTCTGAAAACATGTACAGATACAGCAAGCTGCTGAACCGCGTCAGGATCCGCCCGGTGAGCGGGCAGGCCAGGCAGACGATTGCCGGAACGGTCCCGGAAGCTGTCTGGACTGAGATGTGCGCGGCCATCAACGAGCTGACTTTTGAATTCAACCAGGTAACTCTGGATGGGTACAAGGTTGCCGGATTCGTGCCGGTATGCAATTCCCTCCTGGAGGACAATGACGTCAATCTGGCGTCCTGGATCGTGGAAATGCTTTCCGAATCTCTGGGCCTTGCAATGGATAAGGCGATCCTGTACGGCAAGGGCGCAGCCTCCAAGATGCCGCTGGGTATCGTGACCAGACTGGCGCAGACTTCTCAGCCGGCAGGATATCCGGCATCTGCTCCGGCGTGGGTTGATCTGCATACCAGCAACATCCAGTCGATCGCGGCGAACCTGACCGGCGCAGAATTCTGGGCAGCGCTGACGATCGCCGCAGGAAATACGTTCACCAAATACAGCCGTGGAAACAAGTTCTGGGCAATGAACAGCAAGACCTATGCACTCCTGAAGAGCAAGGTGATCACGTTTACTGCATCAGGTGACATCGCGGCGAACATTTTCGGAATGCTTCCGATCATCGACGGAGATATCGACATTCTGGAGTTTATGCCGGATGGCGATATCGTGGGCGGTTACGGTGATCTGTACCTGGTCGCAGAGCGCGCCGGCATGACCATAGAGGCGTCCAGAGAGGTCCAGTTCATCCAGGACAACACCGTTTTCAAGGCAAAGAGAAGAGCCGACGGAGAGCCGGTCATTCCGGGCGCATTCGTGGCGATCAACATCAATGGACAGTCTGTCACCACGGTGATGACCTTCGCGGCCGACACCGCCAACGACGCAAACCTGGCATCCCTCTCCGGCCTCACTCTTTCTCCGAGTTTTGACGCGGGAACGGTGACCTATACCGCTGCGACGACCAACACCAGCGACACCGTGATCGCGATCCCGGCAAACGACAATGCGCAGGTGGTCATGAAGCTGGGCGCTGATACCGTGAAGAACGGAACCGCAATCAAGTGGGCATCCGGAGCCAACACGCTGACTGTGACCGTGAAGAACGGCGCGGCCACGAAGGTCTACACGGTAACCGTGACTAAGAGCTGAGATTAACGCGGGGGTGCAGATATGACGGACGAAACGATCCTGACAATGCTGAAGGCGAATCTGCAGATCATGCCGGTGAATACGCTGCAAGATGAATATCTGAACAGCCTGATCACGACGGCGAAGCAGATGATCACCAGGGAGGGGATCACGCTGGCGGATACCGTCGAGGACGGGCAGCTGGTGGTCATGTACGCCGCGTATCTGTACCGCAAGCGCGCGGAAGATGCGCCTGTCATGCCGCGCATGCTGCGCTATGCGCTGAACAACAGACTCTTTTCCCAGAAAGTGAGCGCATCATGATTTTTGACTCCGGACTGGTAACAGTCTGCACTCTCCAAAACACGGCGGAACCGGGATCAATGCCGAAAGAGGCGCTGGTCCCGGTCCTGTCCGCGTTATTCGGAGAGAGGACAGTCGGATATAACCGCTTTTATCAGGCCCAGGGCGTGAATGAACAGGTGGACATGCTGATCCGGATCTGGAGGACTACGGCCGCGCGGATCGGGATGTATGCGGTGTTGAGCCAGTCGGAAAATGATGGCCAGTATCGGATCACAAACGTCCAGCAGATGCTGGACGAAGATGGTCTGAAAGTCACGGATCTGACGCTGCAGAGGATGGATGATCTTTATGAAATCACTGAATGATATTCTGAAATGGGTGCGGAACGCACTCCTGACGGTGACGGATGAATGCTATCACTACAGACGGCCGCCGCATCCGAAAAAGAGTTATGTGGTGTGGGCCGAAGATGGTGAAGTGGATTCCTTTGAAGCGGAGGACCGGAAAGGGGAACAGCAGATTCACGGGACCATTGACTATTACGCCTTTTATGAATTCGACGAAAAGGTGGACATGATCCAGGAGGCACTGAACGACGCCGGCATAGGTTTCCGCCTGAATTCGGTCCAGTATGAGGACGAAACGAACCTGATCCACTACGAATGGGAATTCTGGGCGGCGTGACATGGCAAAGTGGACTGTAGGAAAAGGAATCGACAAGTACATACAGGATCTGCAGAATCTGGAATTCGGTTCTGAAGAAATGGCAAAGAGGGCAGTCTATGAAGGCGCGAAGATCGTGACGGACGCGATCCGCACCAGCATCCAGGCGCTGCCGGTGGGGCCGCCGCGTGAGGGCAAGGTGACACAGGCACAGAAAGCCGGACTGCTGGAAGGCCTGGGCATTGCAGGATTCCGGCAGGATGGCACGTTCATCAATGTAAAGGTGGGCATGGACGGATACAACAGCGTGAAATCAAAGAAGTTTCCGAATGGCCAGCCAAACGCACTGATTGCCAGATCTCTGGAAAGCGGATCATCATTCGCGCCGAAACGGCCTTTCATTGGGCCTTCGGTGAACCGGACGAAGGGCGCGGCGGAAAGAGCGATTGCCGAAAAACTGGAAAATGAAATCAAAAAGGTAATGAAGTAAAGGGCCGAAAGGTCCTTTTTGTACGAAAGGAGCATAAAAATGGCTGCAAATGGCAGAGTGGGAACTGGTTTCAGTAAACCCTATGTAGCGAAATACGAAAACACTGCCGGCGTGATCTCTTACACTGGCTGCATGCCTCTGGCACGCGGCGTAGATGTTAACATCAATCCGGAGACGGGTTCAGACAACGCTTTTTATGCGGACAATGTCGAAGCAGAGAACGCGCCGGGCATCTTCAACGGCGGGACCGTGGAGCTGACTGTGGACGGCCTGTTCACGGCAGCGGAACGCTTTATCTGGGGCCTTCCGGAGGCGGAAGAGGTAAACGGCGTTTCTGTGATCCCGTTCGGGGATGACGCACAGCCTCCTTATGTGGGCATCGGATTCCTGCGCCGGTTCATGTCTGATGGCGTCACCACATGGGTGCCGTATGTCCTCAGAAAGACCATGTTCCAGGTCGGAAACACTGAGGCCGCCACGCAGGAGCAGGAAATTGACTGGCAGACGCAGAGTCTGACCGCGAACCTGATGCGGGACGATTCCGCGAATCACAGATGGAAGCTGGAAGGCGCCACGGGATATTCGACCGAAGCTGCCGCAGAAGAGGCGCTGATCTCGCTCCTGGGCGGGTAAGAGAGGCAAACATGGAAATAAACGGGAGAGATGTGAGATTCTTCCGGAGCGTGCTGGCGAACTGCAAGGTGGCAGACGCCGCGCCTGACGGAGACATTAAGAGATTTTGGAACGAGCAGCTGCTGGGGGGCAGTTACTCTGTATCTCAGCGCGCTGCGGCGGTGATCATGACAGCTCTCTCTGAAGGGTATGAAATCGCGCAGCACGCGGCGGATCCGAAATACAGACCGCGGCCTCTGACTGAGGAGGAGGTCATGAGTTTAAAATATCCGGAATTCAACGCGCTTTATAACGAGGCCATTGCTGAATGGTTCGACGGAGGAAAGCGCACGGTGGAACCGGATACGGAGCCGAAAACAGAAAAAAAAACAGAAGAAGAGGAGGCCGGAGCATCCGGCTGAATCTGGCATGGTTTAAATATTACGGTCTCCGCTTTGGGTTAACCATCACGGAGGCCGTAAATATGCGTTATGGGGAAATGATGGATCTGATCGCATGCGACGCCATATTCAACGGAGTGCAGCAGCCGAAGGCGGAGAAAAAGCACTTTACATTCGACGAGGCGATGAAATTGAGGTGAGGAAATGCCGGTAAACATTGGACCGCGGATAGGAATCGAGGGAGAAGCTGAATACAGGAAAACGATCCAGAACATCATTCAGCAGCAGAAGACTCTCAAAAGTGAAATGCAGTCCATGGCCTCCGCATGGGACAAGGACACAGCAGAACAGAAAAAGAACGCACAGCAGCGCGAGAACCTCAGCAAACAGGTGCAGACACAGAAGGACCGCCTGGCAGAGCTGGAG